TTAAGTTGCAAGGTAAGAACGGTTTATTTACGCCGCCAACATATAGCCACATTTATAATCTAAAGACTGTTCAGATGTCTAATGACAAAGGAACATGGTTTGGATGGGAAGTGTCTAAAGCTGGTCCAGTTGAAGATAAAGGTGTTTACGAAATAGCAAAAAACTTTGCTGATAGAGTCGGCAAAGGTGATGTTGAAGTTAAACACGGATCTGAAAACAAAGATTCAACACCGTATTAACCGAATCCTAGGTAGTGGGCGTCTAAGCGAGAGTGGATACGCCCACTTATTAAGAGAATTGTATGATAATAGAAAAATTTAAAAATATATTTAAAGGCTTACAGAGAGCCCATGGATGTACTAAAGTTGGTCCAAGTAATAGTAATGGAGAAAAAGTTAAAGGACAATCTTTTGTAGTACGACAACATGTTACAGATGAACTTTGGTTAAAACATTTACAAGGTTCACAAAGTTTAGGAATTATTCCAATCAATGAAGAGAATCAATGTATATGGGGATGTGTAGATATAGATTCATATGCAGGGTTTGATCATAAAAAATTAATAGATAAAATAAAAAGTTTTAAACTACCGCTGGTAGTGTGTAGGTCAAAGAGTGGGGGCGCTCACGTGTTTCTCTTCTCCGAGACTCCCGTTGACGCAGAAAGAATGAGAGACAAACTTACAGAAATAAAGACACTACTAGGATACGGCGGATCAGAAGTCTTTCCAAAACAAATTAAACTACAATCACCAGACGACACAGGAAACTTTTTAAACTTACCATACTTTAATGGGGATGAATCTTTAAGATATGCATTCAAAGAAGATGGTACAGCAGCAACTTTACAAGAATTTTATGAGATCTACAATAATGTAAAACAACTAGATGTTGGTCTCGTAAAAGTACAGAGGCCTCAATCAGAATTTTCTGATGGGCCTCCGTGCATAGAACTTATGGCAGCAAACAATGTAGAAGAAGGTGGTAGAGACAATGCATTATTTCATTATACAGTTTATGCTAAAAAGAAATGGCCATCAGGTTGGCAAGGTAAAGTTTCTTTGTTTAATGAGAAACATGTTAAACCAATCTACGATGATGCAGGATTAAATAGAATTATAAAACAACATGAGAAAAAAGATTGGGGTTATAAATGTAATGATACTCCAATGTGTAATCTTTGTGATAAAAAATTATGTAAGAGTCGTAAGTATGGAATAGGGGATGAGATAGTATTTCCATCATTAACAGATTTACAAAAAATTAAATTAGAAAAACCTTACTATTATCTAAATGTAGATGGAGAAAGATTATATCTAGAGAATGTAAAATTCTTAAAACAACAAAATTTATTCCAGGAAGCTTGTATGGAACAGTTGGACTTTAAACCACCAACAGTTAAACCAAAAGATTGGGATATGATAATAAATCCACTGATGAAGAATCACGAACCTGTGGAACCACCTGAAGGTGTAACAACTAATGATCAATTACAGAATCATCTAGAAGAGTTTTGTTTAAATAGACACATTGGTACTGAAATGAGCGATCTTAAACGTGGTGGTGTATGGACTGATGATGGTTATCATCACTTTATATTTAGTAAATTTTATAATCAATTCTTAATCAGACAAAGATGGGATGTAAACTATTCTAGAACTGCGCAGATGTTGAAAGAAGTTTGTAATTGTGAAGACAAAAGAATTGGTAAAGATAAAGTATCAGTGTTTAGAGTAAAACAATTTGATCTAAAAGAAGAAGAGTATACGCAAAAAGAACTTAAACCGAAGGATGTATTTTAATGAAACTAAGATGTTTTATAGAAAGCTTTATTGATGTAGGTAGTGGATTAATTTTAGCAATTTTAATTCAGTTATATATATTTCCATTCTTTGGATTATATCCAACGATCTGGGACAGCTTACATATAGCATTAATATTTACAGCATTTTCAATTATTAGATCATCACTATGGAGACATTTTTTTAGGAGAATTAAATGAAAACAATAGTACTAGGACCACCAGGAACAGGTAAGACAACTACATTATTAAATAAAGTAGATAATTATTTAAAAGAAACTGATCCAGATAAAATAGGCTACTTTGCTTTTACTCAAAAAGCTGCGTACGAAGCAAGAGATAGAGCAATGAAACAATTTAATTATACAGAAGATGATCTTCCATACTTTAGAACTTTACACTCACTAGCATTTAAAAAACTTGGACTTAAAAAAGATCAAGTAATGCAACCAAGACACTACAAAGATCTTGGAAAAAAACTAGGGTTTCCGGTAGCTTATGCCGAACACCAAGAAGATCACGGATTCTTTACATCTGACAGTGAGTATTTACAGATAATTAATTTAGCAAAACTTAGAAATATAACTCCAGATCAACAGTATGAACTTCAGGAACATACACAAGATTTAGAGAGAAACAAACTTACTATTATATCTAATGAGTTGGAAAGATATAAAAAAGAATATGGTTTAATAGACTTTAATGACATGATTTTAAATTTTATAAAATCAGATAAGTCTCCAAACTTTGATGTAGTATTTATTGATGAGGCTCAAGATTTATCTCGAATGCAATGGGATATGACTAAAACTATTTGGGATAAAACAGAGGACACGTTTATTGCTGGAGATGATGACCAGGCTATCTTTAAATGGGCTGGTGCTGATGTAGATTCTTTCATAGCTTTACAAGATCAAATGATAAATCTTCCACTTATTCAATCACATAGAATTCCTATGAAAGTTCATAGACTTGCTATGGGAATTATAAATAGAATTAGAAATAGAATAGATAAGAATTGGAAACCTAAAACTAATGAAGGAAGTTTACATAGACACTTTGATGTTGAATCAATTGATATGTCATCTGGTGAATGGTTAATATTATCTAGAACTAAATACATGCTTAAAGAAATAGAAGATACTTTGTATCGTAAAGGTTTGTATTATGAGAATAAATATAAAAGAAGTTATGAGAAAGATATGCAAGAAGCAGTCACAGACTGGGAGCATTTAAGACAGGGACAACTAATGTCTTATAAACAAATTGAAAAAATTTATAGTTACATGAATCCTGAACATGCAGACAAGAATAAATTAAAAGGAATGGTGAAAGAATCCTTTTATGGCATTGACGCATTGACCAAGGACCACGGATTAAAAACTAACAAAGTTTGGTTTGAAGCTTTTAATGAAGCAGGTCAACAACGAGTAAATTATTTAAGAAAGATGAGAGCCAATGGTGAGAAATTAAATAAACCACCAAGAATAAAATTGTCTACGATTCACGCCGCTAAAGGTGGTGAATGTCAAAACGTTGTATTGTTAACTGATCAAACAAGAACAACGATGAATACATACGAAAAGAATCCTGATGATGAAAACAGACTATATTATGTAGGTGCAACAAGAACAAAAGAAAACTTACATATAATAGAACCCAAACAACCTAGTAAAGGATTTATAATATGAGCGAAGAAATATATAAAAAGCAGGTAGGTGGGACTCACTATAAATCTATGGCGATTCAACCTTCAGAATTTATTAACAAAAACAATATTCCGTTTGCAGAAGGAAACGCAATTAAATATTTATGTAGACATAAACAAAAAAATCAAAAAGAAGATTTATTAAAAGCAAAACATTATATTGACATGGCGATTGATAGAGACTATCCTGAACCTGTGAAAGAAGAAATAAAAGAATCAAAAAATTCATGGGGGATTGTTAAATGAAATGTTTTTTCTGTAATGCAGAAGTAAGATGGAATAATGATTTTGATACCGAGGATACTTATCCAGATTCAGATCATAATATTGTAAGTTATTATCAATGCGACGAATGTGATACTTGGTATGAAGTATTTCACGATAAAAAGGAGAAAACTAAATGATACAAGTACCACTATTTAAACCACAAACAGAGTGGCTACCGCCAGAAGAATTTCCAGATCTATCAAAGTATGATGAGATCGCAATCGACTTAGAAACAAAAGACCCGGACCTAATTAAGATGGGATCAGGA